CTTTAAGTGCTCTTCGTAGAGAGACTATGTTTATTCAGATGCTTGAGGGTCTTCATCCAGAAGAAGCAAAGATTATTTGTTTGGTTAAAGATAAGAGACTTACTGAACAGTATAAGATTACATATGATGTAGTGAAGGAGGCATATCCTGATATCACATGGGGTGGTAGGTCATGACGACTAAAACAGAAAAGAAAGTGGAAGAAAAAGAAGTAAAGGTAGAAGAAAAATTTAAACCATCTGATTATTCTTGTGAAATTCTGTTGGAAAAAACTACTCTTGTGAAAGCACAGGATACAAATTTTCCAACAGATGCACATCTTGTTTGGTATAATATAGATGGTGAAGAGCATCTTGATTTAACACGTTGCTCAAAGAGAACAGATTTATTTGACATGTATTATGATCGTTATGGTCCTAATGTAGTAAAAAGATTTGATCATGGTAGAGGTACAATTAAACCAAACCTTTGGGGATATAGACAACCAGATAAGAAAGCAACAAGGAAAAGGAAAAGACCATGAATGATGATGAGATAAAAGCTCAGATAAATGAACTTATTCGAGATGAAATACAAGAAAATATAAATGAGTATGTTGATGCTCAAGATGAAACCAAGAAAACTGGACTTGGTTTCGTTGGGAAGGAAGGTGAAGATCAATTGAAAGTTAATATACCTAATGCAGAGATTGATAAGTTACTTAAAGAGTATAAAAAGATTAAGAAGAATCAGAAGTCTAATTTTGCCCAGATCAAGAAACTTGGTTTGGTTGATAGACATGGGAATGAATTAAATGCTGAGTAAAGATCAGAGATTAAAGTGCGTTGAGATTGCATGTAAAATTAAGTTAAATAGAGAGGTGACATTAAATGACATGATATGGTATAATAAATTACGTGAGCACAACAATCATGCAAGAGGTATACATGAGAGATTCGCTAATTAAAGCATTAACCGCACATGCTAGTGGTGAAATTGCTAAACACAGAGCAAATGTAGAAGTTTATCTGACAAATCCTGCAGGTATTGGAGAACATTCTGATATTACTGAGGCAATAGGAGTTGAGTTAGATAAAATTGCACGTTATCATGACCAGATAGAGGTCATTCAGAAGTACTTTAAGTAGTTTTGTAACACAAAATACACTTTTAGTTGCATATATAGTATAACTGTGTTAATATTAACACACACGTTCAACCTCATTAGAGGTCGCAAGTAAGCCGACTCGGAACGGATACGTTCATCCTTATGGAACTACTTCTTGCTAGTCTTTTAACTTGTGAGTATGCTACAGGTCTGGTCAACCAGATTTATAAGCAGCATACTGACACTCCAAAGTCTGAACTTGTTCAGATTGTGGCAAAGAGTACTGAGAAGGGATGCTTTGAGGACGCAAAAGCCGACTAAAGGAACGGATTAAAAACCCTACTACTTTGGAGTAAAGCCAATGGCAAAAGTCACTTACCGTGGAGTCGAGTACGACTCTGCAGATTATAATAAGAAAGTGCTTGCTGAAGCAGCACAGCACCGAAACTTCGATCTAATGTATCGAGGCATCAAAGTGAGAAGCAAGGCAGTTCCTTGCAGTTAATAAGAGAAGGGGGGGTTTACACCCCTCTTTTTTTGTATTATAATTAGATGAAAAGTAATCATATGAACAAAGCAAAATTAAAAGTTTTAATCATGGCTCTTAAAGAGGTTGTGGGTGAACTTGAATCTGAAATTTATTCAGATGTAGATGCTTATAAAAACTCTGGTGCATTTAAAGATATACCAAGAGATTATGATGAACTGTATGATGACGATGATGGTTACGCAGATTAATGATTATTTGGAAAACTAACAAAACTATACCAAAAGATACGATAGATCCTATAGTATCTAATATAAAAAAAGATGATAGATCTTTCAGAAAAGAAGAAAACTTTTATTCTTCTTATCATCTTCCAGTAAAAGATCGTCCTGAAGAGAAACTTTCTTCATTGTATAATGATATTATACTGAAAGGAATAACGAAGTTAGGTTTATCTAGTAGATCAGATCTTTCAGTTCCTTACTGGATGCAAATATATGAAAAAGGTGGTGGTGGTCATGGATTTCATATGCATTTTACTGGACAAGAAATATTATCTTGGGTTCATTTTATAAGACCAACTTCTAAAAAATGTTTTTATTTTATTGATGGTACGGGTCATCATACATATCCACATCAGCATGAAGGAGATTTTATTATGTTTCCTTCTTGGATGATGCATGGAGCCGATCCTAATACAGAAGATGAGGATAGATGTGTAGTTGCAGGAAATATTATTTTACATAAAATAGATTCTCCTAGATTAGTATCGACTTCGCATTGGGTTAATGAAAATATAACATTATGGGAAACCAAAATTGTTGACAATATACAAAACGAGGAATCTGGCAAATGAATGTAGAACTTATTAGTGTTACACCTGATGCAGAAAAGCACATGGCATATGTTGCTCGTGTCAGTAATCCAAAAAACCAAGACAATGAAAAGTTTGCTGGTCTATTAAAGTATTGTATTCAACATGGTCACTGGTCAGTCTTTGAGCAAGCACATATGACAGTGGAGATAGAAACTACACGAGGTCTTGCTGCACAGATACTAAGACACAGATCCTTTACATACCAAGAGTTTTCTCAAAGGTATGCTGATAGTAGTTTGTTAGGTGATATTATTCCTTTACCAGAATTACGTCGTCAAGATACAAAGAACAGACAGAACAGTATTGATGATGTAGATCAGTTTGTTAAACAAGATTTTGAATTAAAGATGCAAAGACATTTTGTAGATGGTATGAAATTATATAAGGAGATGCTTGATGTAGGTATAGCAAAGGAGTGTGCAAGATTTGTACTTCCCCTTGCTACACCTACACGTTTGTATATGACTGGTAGTGTTAGATCTTGGGTACATTATATTGACCTACGTTCTGCACACGGAACACAGAAGGAACATATGGATGTTGCAGAAGCAATTCGTGGTATTTTTTGTGAACAATTTCCTACAGTCGCTGAAGCTCTTGAGTGGAGCTAAATAATTAACCCACATTGTTAAATTTTATATGCCTACCTATCCTGTAATACATAAAGAGACAAGAGAGAAAAAAGAACTCTCTATGTCTATGTCAAAATATGATGAGTGGAGAAAAGAAAATCCTGATTGGGATAAGGACTGGCAAGCTGGTGTTGCTGGTGTTGGAGAAGTTGGAGAAGTTTATGACAAACTTAGGATAAAACATCCTGGATGGAATCAAGTACTAGAAAAAGCATCTAAAGCTCCTGGTTCTGTTGTAAAACCTGTTTATTAATATGCCATCTAAGTCACGTAGTAAAAATATCATTCCTTATGGGATGAGTAATAGACAAATGAAAAGAAAAAAACCAATTAATTTAGATTTGATGAGGAAGATTGAACCCCTCACAGCAAATCAAGAAGAATTATTTCGTTGCTATTCTAATGATCAAAACCTTGTTGCTTATGGTGCAGCAGGAACGGGTAAGACATTTATAACACTCTATAATGCATTGAAAGATGTTTTTGATCCAAAGACTTCTTATGAGAAGATCTATATTGTAAGATCTCTTGTTGCTACCAGAGAGATAGGTTTTTTACCTGGTGATCATGAGGATAAGTCTTCACTCTATCAGATACCATATAAGAATATGGTGAAGTTTATGTTTGAGATGCCATCAGAGTCTGACTTTGAAATGCTCTATGGTAATCTTAAAACACAGGGAACTATTTCATTCTGGAGTACCTCATTCATTCGTGGTACAACTTTAGATAATGCTATTGTAATAGTAGATGAATTCCAAAACTTGAATTATCACGAACTTGATAGTATAATGACAAGGATAGGTGAAAGTGCTAAGATTATGTTCTGTGGTGACGCTACTCAGTCTGATTTAATTAAAACTAATGAAAGAAATGGTGTCAGTGATTTTATGAAAATCTTACGCATTATGCCATCAGTTGATATTATTGAATTTGGTATCGAAGATATTGTTCGATCTGGATTAGTAAAAGAATATCTACTTGCTAAATTGGAACTTAGTTTATGATCTTTACTCATTGTAATTACTTAGGTGACATTGAATTAAAAAAGAAAGAAACTCCAGGATGTAGACTCTATCAACTTCCTGATAATAGTTGGGTTCCCTCTATTACTTCAGTAACTTCTTTTTATAATCGACAAATCTTTATTGACTGGCGAAAGCGAGTTGGTATTGAAGAAGCAAATCGTATTACAAAGAAAGCAACTACTCGTGGAACTGATTTTCATGAAGCAGTTGAACTTTATATGTTGAATAAAGAAATAGACTGGAATAACTTTAGACCAGCAACCCAGTTTATGTTTCATCATGCAACACCATATCTGGATAAGATAAATAACATACACGCTATAGAAAGGACTCTTTACTCTGAATATCTTGGTCTTGCGGGTAGAGTTGATTGCATAGCAGAATATGAGGGTGAGTTAGCAGTCATAGATTTTAAAACATCTGAGAAGATTAAACCTGAGAAATGGTTGGAAAACTATTTCGTTCAGGAAACTTTTTATGCTGCTGCTTACTACGAACTAACTGAGATCCCTGTCAAAAAATTAATCACTATTATGGTAACTCCTGGTGGTGAGGTAAAGGTATTTGACAAACGGAACAAAGGGGATTATATTAAACTATTAGTACGTTATATAAAAGAATTTGTATCTCACAATACTGGGGCCGAGAATGGAGAAT